TAGGAGATACAACTCCAGATATAGCTAATAATACTTTTGCTTCTGGTCATCGTCATATAGGACACGCATCTAGTGGCGGTTATATGGTTATGGGACTAGAAGTTCAGAATGATGCCGACGCTTTAACTATGTATAACGCTGGAGATATGGGATCTGGTGATCTTGCTGGATGTATCGGAACGGCTCCTTTCTTTGCTGGTGTTATTCCTTCTGCCTGTCTTTATGATAGAGAAGACGCTGATCAGAATGTATTAGGAGATAAATCCTCAGTTTATGACTTTCTTCAAAATGTTGATATTAATAATGGTGATGATAATGATCCTGATGGAGTAATCGGAGGGAGAGAAATGTTTGATAGAAATAACGCCCAATGTAGATATTTATTCGGTGTAAAAATGGGTTTCGCTCCAAATAGTCCTCATAAAGTTTTTCTTCAAGCTCAAGCTTTAAAACCAAATCTAGACGGTGGTTCAATGGCTGAATCAATTTATGTAAATGTAGGTCAAGGTCTTATTATACCTGCTTTAGCTCAAGGAACAAATACAGCCTGTAAGCCTCATTTTCAATTTGAGCCAAATTGGGCTATTGGTGCTTCACCAGGACCTAGACATATTAATACTTTTGGGGGAGCTAGATCTGGAGTAAATTTATTTTTAAGATTTAGATGGGATACCCCTTATACGATGGTTTGTGAATTTATTTTAGCTGTAGAAGGTGATTCAGCTAGTTATGACCCTGCTACCGATGAACCTTATTTACCGTGGGATGATCCAGCTAATCCAGCTAATAATCAGAACCCAACAAAAGGATGGTGTAAATTAGCTTCAATGAATGTTATGAGTAATGAAAATGGAGATCCAGGTAAAGAAAAACTATTAATTCCTACTAGTTACGGAGATATAGTTCCAGTTAGTTATCATACTTATACAAAATCTTTTACAGCTTGGAAAGGATATTTTGCTAATCAACAATCTGGAGTTTCTAGATTTCCAGATTCATTAAATAATCAATCTCTCAGAGGTTTTAGAAATAGATCTTATTGGAAATCAGACGATGCTACATTTGCTTCAGGTATGTTAGGACATTCTAATTTAGTTTTAGCTGATAATGATCCAACAAGAACTTCTAGCTCCTTAAAAGCTGTAGATATTACAGCCTATAGTGATATAACTGATGAAGGATTTGATAGTGAAGGTAGAATTAAAAAAGATTTTCAAATGTTAGCTTTATCTACCGCTATTTCTGAAGATACTGAATATTGGGTCTATTCAAATGGAACAAAAAGATTTGTTAAAGGCGACCCTGTAGGTTTAGCTCACGGTTTAGCTTGGGGTCTTCAAAATAGAGCTTCAGGAGTTGAATCTACTTTATCTTTTAATGTTGATGGAGATCCAGCTAAGGATTATAAAATTTTAACTTATGATGGTATTGGAAAATATATAAATAATGTTGAAGTCTTTTCTAATCATATTCAGATATTGAATTTACCTATTCAATCAGCAAATGGTGTTAGATCTACACAAAATAAGACAATTTACATCGTTCCAGTCTTTCAAGATGGACAAAATCAAGGTGTTGTAGATGGTAATGTGACTAATTCATTTGCTTTTAGTCCTCCTAATTTAATTTGGGTTGATCTGAATAATTATCAAGAAATTGATTTAAATAAAATTGATATTTTGATTACTGATGATAATAATGAAGAACAAAAATCATTAAGTAATAAAACCGATGTTACCTTAATCTTCAGACAAAAGGGTAAAGGAGATATTGGATATTTACCAATAAATATTGATGAACCTGAAATTAGAAAAAAAATTAAAGAAGAAACTAAGAAAAATTTAGTTGAATTATAATAAAACATATATTATATAAAGAATTACATTTACTTAAGATTAATTTGTTTATATAATATATAAGATGAATAATATGACCCCTGATGAAATGATGAAAATGATAAATGATCTTAAATACGAACTTAGACATACCAAACTAGACCTTGAAGATGAAAAGAAAGCTTTTGATGATGAAAGACAAATCCGTAGAGAACAAATGTATGAAATTCAAGAACTAAAAAAGGAAAATGAAAAGCTTAAGAAAGAGAATGAAGAAATGAAAGCTAGATTTGATAAAATTAAAGAACTATTGTAATTATTAATATATATGATAACAATTATATTAATAATAATAATATAGAAATTTATAAAAGTTTAAATTATTAAAAAAATATTTTTTATCTTTTTAATAATATATATGAACAATGATTTGTTTCCGAATCTAGATGTTAAACCAGACATCAATGCCGAATCGCTCAAAGACGATCTTATCATTCCTGAAGAGAATGTTAAGTTATCAGTTAGTGATCAGAAAGTGATGAAATCACAAAATGATATATTTGTATCAAATAAAAAAAATGTTGAAACTCCAAAATCTCAAATGACTGAAACCAGCTCAGATTTTAAATCGGAGAATGGAGAATCGGAGAATAAACCTGATAGATACGCCCATTTAGCAAAAGCTAGGGCTAAAGGTGCTGAAACTAGGAGGGCTAAGGCTGAAGCTAAGAGAAAAGCTAAGGAGGAAGAGAAAGCTCGTAAAGCAGAGGAAAGAAGACTTAGAAAAGAGGCAACAATGGAGCGTAATAGACAAAAAGCTAGAGAAAGGTATCATAGACAAAAGGTTATTAAAGAAGAACAACAGAAAAAAATGGATAAAGAATTTGTAGAATCTATACCTAAACCTCCAGTAAATAATAATAATAAAACTAGATCTAGACTACCTCAGAAGCCTTCAGGTATGGATTTTAATACATTCGCTCAGTATATGATGAAATATGAACAAATGAAAGATGCCTATCAAAAATCACAGAAAAAAGCCGTTCAGACCACAAAAAAAGTAACTGTTCAAGAACCACCAAAACCGAAACCATATCATCCTAAAAATTACCCACTTTCTCATTTATACGGCAGGAAGAAAAAAAGGCAGTTTTTTGAGTAAAATGGCGTTTTTTTGAAGGTAATACCCTTAGAAAAAATCGCATTTTTGCCGATTTTCACCGATTTTAATTTTGAAACCATAATAGTGCTTCCTTATAAAATATATAAGAATATTTTTAGGAGGTGAAAAAATAATTTTATACAATATATGAGAAAAAAAACAATTCTCCGATTCTCCGATCTCTGATTTTTTTATTATAAAATATATAATAACAAAATTAAAGTTAATATTAAAATATTTATCTATTATATATATATAATGTCTAATTCGGAATTAAAAATCTTACCTTTAAAACCATTAGAAATACAAGATAAATCTGATAGGAAATTCCACCCACATTTGCCTAGTATATCAAGAAATCACGGAACTCTATGTCTTATTATTGGAAGTTGTGGATCTGGTAAAACTTGTTTGATGGCTAATATTTTATGTAATCAAGCGATGTTTAGAGGAGCCTTTGAAAATGTGTATTTTTTCAGTCCTACAGTAGATATTGATGATTCCTGTAGATTTTTTAGAGATTGCTTTAATTGTTATACAGAATACAAGGATTCTATATTAAAAAATATTATAGCTACTCAGATGTCTTACCCAAAGAATGAAATGCCTAGGATCGCTGTAGTAGCTGATGATTCTGGTGGTCTTTTATCAAAGAATTTCTTTACTTGGCTGACCAGATACAGACATATTAATTCTAATGTATTTCTCTCAATTCAAAATTTTAAAATGTTACAACCTTCAGCTAGATCTAACGCTAACGCTGTAATCTTAATGAATGGAATTGTTAATAATAAAGAACTAGAAAAGATTGATGAGGAGTATTCAGCCCCTTATAAAAACACATTAATGTATTGTTACAAGAAATTCGCTAATAAACCTTATTCTTTCTTATATCTGAAAAACCGAAAAAACCCTCCTGAGATGTATCAAAATCTAACAACTAAAATTGATTGGAAAAAATACACAAAACAAGCTAGACTATTTAACAAAAAGAAAGATTATGATTCAGAATCTGATGAAGAAATATAGTTTTTTTATAAAAGATTTAAAAAATTTTTATATTTTTTACAGTTATTTAAATTTTATTTATTTATATATTTATATATATAAATGAATACAAGATTAGTTTATGTTAATAAATCTAAGGCTCAGGTTAAGAATGAGAAAGATGGATCTTTCTTAAATAATGTAGATGATGGTATCGTCATAAAAAGAGGGGATGAGATTAGTATTGAACAGATTTCAATCGCTTCTAAGGGGGTAGGATCAGATATTATAGAAATTCCTTCTAATTTACAAGATTATAACTATGAAACCAATCAACAAGTATTAAACTTTATGATATACATACATCATAATTATAAATATACCTGTAAATTACCTTTGAGTGTAAATACTGCTACTTGGGCTTTACCTACTGGTAAGCAAAATGATGATTCATTTGGTTACTTAGATCAAACTGGATTTCCGATTACTCTCCCAATGACTACTAATTGTAAATCTAAAGATTTCCCTCGTGATGCGGAAGATAGTGGAACTAGATATTATCTAGGTCGTTATGTAGATCCATCAGTAACCGATTATAAGAAGTTTTATGAAAGACAAGAAACTACACCAGCTAAATTACAAGAGATGGTTCCAGGACCTTTAATTTTTCAATTTTTAGAAACACCTGTCCAGATCGGAGCTGATACAGGTTATGATAATCCTTCTAATATTGCTAATAAAATTACTCAGGATATTCACGCTTCAACAGTCTTTTTAAATAATACATCTATCGGTCAGCAAGGTCAAAGTCCTAACGCTTTTGAAAATATTATTTTACCTTCTCTTTTCCAGCTTACAACCTCATCTTTCGGTTCTGGATGTGTTTCAATTGATGGAGTTCCTGTTTCACAACAACATCCAACTACTGACGGTTTTTACACTAATATAATCGGAGTTAAAAATCCATTTAAATATTATTATGGTAGTCGTCTAATGAATGGAACTATTACACCTAAAAAGAGTTCATTATTGGCTTCAGGATCTACTATTCCAGGACCACCAAGTCCTATTTTAACAAACTCTATTTATTTCGTAAATCAACCTCCTTTTATAACAGCTGGAGCTAATATTTATACTAAGTTTAATGATGGTTTTGTTTATTTTACAAATATCGCTTATACTGGTGATAATATGGTTTTATTCAGTAAATATCTTAAATCGCAAAAATGGTTTAATAGGAGTTCTTTACCTACTAATTTTTCTGATACAAATTTTACACCAGATGATATTGAAACTAATCCAGTATGTAGAGGAGCCTTTGAAAGTAATGTTGATGTAGGTAGAATTGATGACTCAAAAAATACTAATCCCCCTACAATGGTTCAGAATCCTTTTCAACAAGGAACAGCTAGACAAGCTATATTATCAACTAAAACATTCTTTAATCCTGAATTTTATAATAAAAGATTTTTAGATGAAGCTTCAGTAGGTGGTAGTAATTGTTTTATTGATGATACTGAAGTTATTACGATCAATGGTCAGCAATATAACGCTCAAACAGCTTCACAATTTTTAGATGTAAATTTAGTAGCTGTAAATACAGGGGCATTATTCGGTAATAATGAAATAGTTATAGGTATTGTATTACAGGCATTTTCACAACCATCAACATCTGGTAATATAGCTATTGGTCAAGCTGAATATGGAGTATTTGATCCTTCATATTTCCGAAATGATGCCGTATTAGTTAATAATCCTGATATAGTTAAACACGGTTCAGATACTAATCAAGGTGATTATACTAGATTTATGAATATTGGATCTCCTGAAGCTCAGTTATTATTTGATCCAACTAGAGGAAGATTTGCCTTTACTAATTTATCTTGGTGTAATAAATTATCATCAGGAACAGGCACCCAAGCGGACCCAGGGGCTGGTTTAAATATTATTACATCAAATAAAGAGGTCCCTCAAACTATTTATAATTCAACTAATAGAACAGGAATAGAATATTTTACTTGTTATGCCCAAAGTGGATTAGGGTTAAGAAATATATCGGTTATCGCAAAAGATAATACAATAGTTGAAATAGATCCTTATTCACCTTCAGATATTAGAGAAAAATTCAATAATTCATTATTAAATAGATTAGGTTTTGAATATAATGCCTTAATTAATTTAAATGGATTACCTGATGTTATATTTAATAATAGAAATTATGATACTGTTATACCTGTAAGTAATCCTAACTTCTTCCCTTATCCTTTAACTACTAATCTCAGGTTTGATACAGCAATTTCAACCTCTCTTGGAGTAAGTGATAATGGATTACCATTTTATAATTTATCTGGACAAAGAGGAGTGGAAAATTGTAATTTTAATGCCGATCCTGATCTAGCTTTTGCTTCAAATTTACCTTCAAAATTAGTATTTCCATTCTGGTTAATTAAAACCGATATTATAGATGGTATAGAGTTTAATACAGCGAATAATGGACAAAATCAGAATATTATGGCTGTATGTAATAGAGCTTATATTTCAGGAGATTTTGCTTTTAGTTTTGCTACAAGTTATTCATTTAAGGCAACTAAAGAGTTTTCAATATCTGGTATTAAAACCAGTATTCTTAACCCTGATCTATCTCCTGCTGATGTTGATGATGGAACAACTATTATTTATAAAGTTGTTAGTCCAATACCTCTATTCACACAACAGAATATTATTCAAGAATCGGTAGATGAAAAAAGGGTCGCTGAAGAAAAGAAAAAACCACACGATAAGAAGGTTAATAAAGCTAATGAACCTGAAGAAGATGATGATGAAAAGAAACAGAAAATTGAAAAATAGAGAATTGGAGAATCGTAGAATTATATATCTAATTATAATATAGATGATTAGATATATAAAAAGTTATTTTTGGAATTATGAATTTAATACTTTAACACCTCATTCAATGGCTCCTATACCAAAAAATAAATTTATAAATTTTGCTAGGGAAAAAATGCCTGACGATGATTCAGAAGAAACTTTTAAAAACATTTACGAATTTAAAAATTGGGAAAGAAAGATTAAGATTCAGAATCAGATTCTTGATCTTGAAGCGATTGTTGATCAACTGAATCATTAGTTGGTTTTATAATTATAGACTTAGCGTTTTTCTTATCAGGACAAAATAATACATCGGCGAATCTATCGTTAAAATCCCTAAAATTCAACCAACATTTACGATGAACACGCCTCTGAACTGAGTCATTCCATTTAGCGTATCTCTTAATTGATTTATTACATAAAACACATTTTTTTGTAGAATTACTAGTATCTTTTTTTAAATCTTTTTTATTCATATAATATATATGGATAAAAAAAATAAACCGATATTAACAGATATTCAAAAGAAACAAAAACGCCGTGAATATATGAGAGATTATTATTTAAAAAATAAAAACAGGATCTATAGGTATCAAAAACGAAGAACTTATACTAAAAAATCACAAAAGAAAGATAAACCATATTTTACTGTAAAAAGGGGTCATTTTATAGTAACATTTGATTAAAAGCTCTAAAAAATCGGATCGGCATATTTCAGTTTTATAAAATATATGATAACATTTTATAAAAATGGAGAATTCTCCGATTTTTGACTTTTATAAAAAAGATGATTGATTGACTGGCTTTTATACTTTTATATAATATAATACCTAAAAATACAACAACTAAACAATAAAAAAAATAAAGATATATACTATTCTCCGATTCTCCGATTCTCCAGTTATTTGAACACTTTAAAAAAAAATTTAAATTATTTTATAAATTATCAGTTTTATAAAATCATTTCATATATTTGAATAAAAAAAATTAGAGATCGTAGAATCAGAGAATTACATATCAAGATCATTTATAAAAGAATCTTCTTCATCATCATCAGAATAATTCTTTTTAAGATATTCATCTTTATATTTATATCCAATCAATACTCTACCTTTAGATTTACTAACCTTTTTCTTATCTTTCTTTTCAATCTGAATCTTATACAGATCATAGGCATTATATCCCAACATACCAACACCAACCGAAGAATCTCCAAATTCTTTTTTAATAAATTTATTGAATTTCGTTGTAGAAAAGTTTTCAGTATTATTTTCAGCTAAGAATAACTCTCTTAAACCGTTACCGTCTTTACTTGATAATATGATCTTATCATCAGATTTACCTGTTTTTTCTAACATAGTATTGAACAATGTAGCCCCATCAGACATATTTTTGAAATAATCTTCAGTTGCTTTTTTCATATTATCGGTAATAGTAATTCCATTACTTTTATATCTTTTATAATATTTCAATAATAAATACATTAATCCCTGTCTTAATAATACATTATCATCAAGTTGTTTCTTAAGACTTTCATCTCTTAATTTATGATTTGGATTTTCAGGATCATAATCAGGATGACCTTCTTTAAAAAATGTTTTAGGTAAATAAACACCTACTACCCTTCTTCTAAGACAATCTTCTTTAGTTTCTTTATCAAATGTAATATAATGATTTGAACAGAAATGAAGACAACCCATTACAAACCTCAAACTTTTACCTCTATGATAATTACCTTTAGTTGTGATCTCATCGCCTCCAGTATATCTTTTAAATATATCTGATTTGAATACAAATTCAGCTGAAGGTTCTTGAACTTCTACATATCTTTTAAGGTAACAATCAGCTAAATCTTGTGATCTATTATCTTTTGTTTCATTAACAAATACATTATAAGTTAAAGGTGTGTAATAATCACCATAAGCTACAGCCATCATTTTACTTAATAAACTCTTACCATTACCTCCAGTTCCTTTTTCAAATAAAGCGATTTCATCTTCATTACCATTACCTTTTAAACATCTAGATTTAATCTCTAATACAGCTTCACAATCTGCTTTAGTAGCGAACATATCATTAATAATATTGAACATTTTTTCAGAAGATTCAATAACTTCATCAGGATATTCTTCATTATAAAACCAATCATATCCGCAAGACATATTAACATATTCTCCTTTTTTTGCTTTTCTAAATTCAAATGTTCTCAGATCTAAGATTCCATTATTAAAACCTAATAATTCATTATCTTTATCAAGTTGTTCATAAAAATTATCATCAACTAATTTCTGTTTAATATCATCTACAATCGCTTGTCTTGAACTTTTATTTTTGATTTTATTGAAACATTTTGATTTTGTATCATTTTTCATATTATCATTTCCTGTAAATAATTTCAAACATTTCATTCTTTCAGATTTATTATGAGCTAGATGTTTTATCAAATATTTGAGTTGATCATCAGAGAATTCTTCTTTAGATTTACCGATTAATTTTTCCATTGCTGGTTTGTCTAACATCTTACTTAATACAGTTCTACCAGTTTTTTCAGATTCATTAATCTTTTGTTCGCAATAATCAGTAAAATCAGCCATATATTCAGAGAATTTTTTATTAAAATATTCATTACTAATTTCTTTATACAATCCATTACCATCAAGATAATAAATATTATTATTACAAGATACAAAATCTTCACTATTTCCATTAATAAATAATGAACTAATAAATTCATCATCGGTATTATATTGTGTCTTTTTATAAACACCATATTTTTGATAAAATGGACATTCATAAGATTCAGGACAAACATAACCTAATTTTAATAATTCTTCTTTTACTTCACCAGCTTCATCAAAGGGTTTTTCAACAAATTCAATTTCAAAACCAAACTCTTCTTTAACAGCTTCATTCAAATGATGTAAATATACATCTAATGATCTATTATCAAAAGCCGATTTTAATAATTGAAAACCGTCGTGAATTGATACACCTTCAAATCCAACTCTATCAGTAATACCATATTCTACAGTAAAATCTAAAGCAAATTCTAAGATCATCATTTCATTCATCTGAAGATACATACTAATGAATTTACCAGATTTATTAAATTTAACTCCTTCAGTAATTTCTTCATATAATTTTTTAGTTTCATCATTATGATTAATAATGTATTTATGAATATTTTTAATTTCATTGATAAAAGAATCAACAAATTTTGTTAATTTTACCTTCTTAACAGCTGTTTTACCATTTTCTCTTTTGATCTTAATACATTTAAATTTAATATCATTCTTTTTCATATACCCCTCTACAGTTGAACCGTTAATAATCGCTGAAATCAATCTTTTTGATTGTCCTTTAGTAAATCCAGATCTCATAATCTTCTTAATAACTGTATCTCTATCTTCAACCCATTGTTTTAAATAATCGCTAGGTATTTCCCACGCTTTACACATATTATAAAGTAATGTTGGATGGGCATTTTTAATATCAATATCATAATAAATATCTTCTGAAATGAAATGTCTAAATACTCTTCTCATTGTTCCAATAGATCCATATTCGGCATAAACTCTACCGATATTCTTCTTAGAAAAATATTTTGTGTTGATTGTCCATCTATTAAGATCTTCATCATATTTCATTTTATCAATAATATCTCCAATAAGAGATAATTCAGATACTGCTTTACCATAAATTTCAGATAAATTATTACAGGTATCATTCCAGAAATCACTATCTTGACTTGATCCAATATAATCTTTTAGTTTTGTTAGAGCTACTACTCTTTCAGGTCTGATTACTTCTACGAAGCTCAGGTTGTTTTTGATAAACAAGTTATCACAGGCGGAATTGGCGGTTTTTATTTCCATTATATAATATATGTAGATATTTTATTTTTAAGTCATTTTAATTAAATTAAATTAAATATATATTATATAATTAATTTAAAGGAATAATTGGAGAATCGGAGAATGAAATTTCTATATGTTTTTTTCTATATATTTTTATATATTTATTTTCTCTAAAGTATATATATGAGTAATCAGCCTAGTGATCTTAAACTATATGAAAAAGTCGCTAAACAAATTAAAAAAAAATATCCTAAACATTCTGCTTATAGATCAGGTTTATTAGTTAAGAAATACAAAGAGGAATTTCTTAAAAAATATGGTAATAAAAAGAAACCATATACTGGTAAAAAACCAACAAAAGAAGGTTTAAGTAGATGGTTCAAAGAAAACTGGACAAATCAAAAAGGTAAAACTGGTTATCAAAAGAAATCAGATGTATATCGTCCTAATAAAAGAGTTACTTCTAAAACCCCAGCCACCTTTAAGGAGCTAAGTAAAAAAGAACTCAAAAATGCCCAAAAAGAGAAAAAATCTAAAGGTAGGGTATCACGATTTAAGAAGGATTAGAGTCATTTTCAGACTTTTTTTTTGGTCTGCCTCTTGGTCTTCCAGTTGGTTTATATCTTTTAGCGTTTGCCTTCTTTTGTGCTTTTTTACCCTTTTCGGATTGTTGGTATTTCCTAACGGCTAATTTCCTTTTTGTTTCTCTTTCAATTAGCTTTTCAAATAGTGCTTTATCGTAATTAGTATTTTCCATTATATATATATAATAGATATTTTATTTTTAAATATATATTATATGTTTATTTTTTACTATAGACTTTTTGTTGTATATCAACTGAATGATTCATTTCTTTGGCTAATTTCTTTTTTTTATCCTCTATTTCAGGGTCAAATTCGTGAGAAACTTTTATTTTTCGTAACATAGAAGCCGATATATTTTTATCTAGGGGCTTAAAGATCTTCTGAATAAATTTAGTTAATCCATTTTTAGTTAATTTATTACCTCTACTATCTTGTAAAAAGTGATCAGATTTATTAAAATTAAGCCATAAATTAATAACACTATTTAATTGTCTATCAACAGGTATTTTAACATTATCATTTGTTTGAGATTTTACGGCATTTTTACCGAAACTAAAGAATTTCTTATTTCTTGATACTTTAACTAAATAAATATTATTATCTTTATCCGATTGAGGTAATGTATTATATTCAGAATTTGATACAACTTTAGTATCAGCAAATTCTAATCTACGAGGAGCCATTAAGGTGTAAAGACTAAGGACTAAATATTTTTGTAAAAGTTCTAAATCTTTTTTAGATTTAACATCTTGCGATTTTTGATTATACCCTAATTTCCTTATTTGACCAGCTAATTTACGCCTATATTTTAAAATATCATCCCATTCCATCCAATTCTTTGATTCTTTTTCATTCTTTTGTTTATCTTTAATTCCATTATAATATTTTTTATGTTCTTCTAACAAAATATTATTATATTTATCATATACTTCTTTATAACCAGAAAGTGGTGATCTTTTACCTTCTGGACTCAAGGCAATTAAAATCGCTGAAATGAAATTCTTTTTTACACTATCAGATAAAGAATTTAAGTATTCTATTATCTCTTTTTGTTTTGACTTTAGAAAATCTCTTTTCTCGTAATCTTTATTATTGATTTTTTGAGATAATCTATTTAATGATCTAGTATAGATCTTGATTGTGGAATCCCTGACTCCTCTTTTATCTTTCAAAGTTTTGATTAAACTTTCCATTCTATATATATTATGTTATATTTTAATTTTTAAACTATAACAAAATAATAAAAAAAACTAGAATATTTTATTTAGGATCTTCCAAATCAATTTTTACATCCTTATTATCCTGAACTTTCTCTAATGTTTCAGCGATTTTACCTGTAACACATTCAGATCCCTTTAATAAACAAATTAATGAATCTAATATACCATTATTCTTATCTCTTTTCCTTAGAAAAGGTAATACTTCTGAAGTAAAAAATAATATACCTAATACTAAAGTTGATACTTCCCACCCTCCAATAGTGGAATTATTAGCAATATTCGCAATAGTTGAATTACTCATATATATAATAACTATATATTATTATTATTAATTCAAATAAATATAATGGAGAATCGTAGAATCGGAGAATTTAGCCTTGTTATATGCTATATTTAAGTAGTTTATATATATATATCTTGTTATATTCTTATTTATATACACTTAAGGGAATAAAAGAATTCTTATATGCTTGTCTTTATATAGTTTTTTGTTATATTCTATATATATATTAGTATTTAAGGGTTTGTTATATTCCCTATATAAAAACATATAGTAATTTAATTATATATTATATAAAGTATTTAAAAATAAAATCTCTGTATAATATATAATGGAATATTTAGGAAATCCTGAAGACAAAAAAGTTCAAGCTTTCGCAATTGATGAAACTCATATCTACATTAAATGTAAGAAATGTAAATTTCATCTACACGGTTCAAGTGGTAATTTATTAAACAGAACTGAAAATAGATCTGGACATTGCCCATACTATAAATACTCTGATGTTGAAATTAATAATAAGACTATTAGAGGAGAACTAGGTAGATCTAAAAAGATATTAAAAAGATCTTTACCTAAATATCGTGAAATGTATGAAAGACAATTAAAAAAATTGGAAGATAAATAATTCTCCAATTCTCCGATTCTCTAATTTATTTATTGTAACTACAATAATTACAATAAATAATTTAATAATAATAAAATGGATAAAATGACCAAGACAAACACACAGTAACGGAGGACCGCCAAACCCTCCGATACATATCAGGGGTAACTTGTAGTTACATTATATAATAATATTTTATTCTTAAGTAAATTTAATTTTAAACAATTACCAACCCATTACAGTTTGTTGAGTATCTATACTATCTGTTGTTGGTATTACCATCAATCCCTGCTGACTAAGTGTTTTTCTTGGATGTGGTATTCCAACTTGTGGGGCATTAGCTCCGTGACCTAAAACATCGTCTTTTACCCAATCAACTACACCTTTCCCTGCTTCATAAGCTGTAAAACCTTCAACAGCTAAACCAGCTAAGTTAAATAAAGCTCCTAGTGGTGCGAAAACACCTGTAGCGTCCAAAGCTGTGCCTACTCCTTCCAAGCCCCCAACGGCTCCTTCTTCTCCAGCGGTTTCACCTAAGGCATCAGCTCCAGCGTCCTCAATTCCTTCTTCTCCAGCGTCACCTAGATCCTCACCATCTTTAACGGCATCGGCTTTATTTTGGGCTGTAGTTTTAGCATCTTCTGCTACATCAGATGAGAAGGCATCTCTTACATTTGGTTCCATATTTTCAGCTCCCTCTGTTACTTCACCTTCACCTTCAGGTAATCCTGAATCTTCTTTAGTTTCTTCACCATCCCAAGGGGTTTCTACTTCAGCTTCTTGAGGTTCTTCAGCCATATTACGATCTTCTGTTCCCATCTGATCCCTTTCAGAAGCTTCTTGATTACCTTGAGTTCTCATTCTTTGAGATCTAGCGTCTTCCATCGTCATCTGAGTCCCTTCATCTTCAGCGTCAAAATCAATATCTCCTGTTGAAGTTCTAACTGGTTCTCTAGTAAATTGATTCATAAATTCCTCAAATGTTTGACCAGGACCTTCTGTTGCTGTATCTTCAGCTTCTCCCATCATATTATCAGGATCTTCCATTTGTTCCTGCCCCATTCTACCACCATTTTCATCTACAGTTTCGTAATTTACATTATCTCTAGCTCCCATCTGATTACCTTCACCTGCTCCAGTATATGGATTATTTTCTGATCCAAGATCGGTTAGTTCTGTTTCTGATTCAGGGTCAGCCCTTCCAAATCGTCTAATATTTCTTTGTTTAGTTAAATAATCGGTTACATTACCTTTAAGATCACTTACGGCATTTTTAACGGCTCCTTTTGCGTCTTCAATACCTTGACCTACTCTATTTTGTATATTTTCTAAACCTTCTCTAGCTGATTGAACACCAGGAACCCTATCCTCTATAAACCTACCAGCTTCTCCATCTAAATCAGCTACTGATTTCCCTAATTTCGGTATTTTAAATTCATAGGCTGATTTCAAATACTTACCACCGAATGATTTTAAAGCTCTTACACCTGCTTCAGAGGCTACATCTCTAATAGCGGTCATTTCTTTAGCTGTTTGAAATGTATTCTTTAGATTTTTATTCTGGGCTTTAATGTTATCTACATCATTTCTATAATCTCCCAACTGTTGGTTAATTTCTCCAGCACTTTCAGCAAAAGCGGATCTCGCTCTATCTGTATTCATAGACATATATAATAAATGTATATATTTTTATTTTATTTAAAGTTTTTATTTTTTTTTAGTTTTATCTATCAATTTATTACCTACTAAAACAGGATTTTCTTTTCTATATTTCATATAATTCATTCCTGCTTTTACAGCTGATTCTTTTGTTTTAAAATTAACCTTTACAAACTCCTTCTTTTTTAAATTATATAATTTGTAAATAGTTTTATTTCCATTAACTTGTTTTTTAATCTGATAAGGCATATATATTAATATTATATATTTTTTTGTAGAATCGGAGAATCGGAGATTACCAAAGTAGTTGATCAGCCCAATAACTATTAGTTCCTTTAATTTTTCTGTATTTATTATGTCTTATCTTATATAATCTTCGTCTTTCATCGGCATATTTTTTACCTTTAAGTTTCTTATAACTAGGATAATCTAGGTAATTTATAGCTCCAATACTAGCGATTTTTTTCCCATCCTTAAACACATCTATCTTTTTCTTTTTATTAGTGGAAGGTTTAACAGTAACCTTCAAATTTTTAGCCCTATTCTTGGTATAATTTGTAATAGTATAATTACTCATATATATAATTAATTATATTATTTTTATTCTTCAATTCTCCGATTCTCTAATTCTCCGATTTATTCTATAACAGTTACCAATCCCATACTCATATTAATAATTCTTTGAATTCCAACAAAGAATCTATATCTTCTTGAGAGATTATCACCTCCTGCTATTGTTACTTCTTCGGAATAATTCATTGGAACATTTGAACATCTTACACCCATTCCATCGGCATTTTGTAATTTAATACCTACCCAATGTTGAGATCCTTCCTCATCTAATTGAGGGTAACCATTAGTTTCCCTATCAGACATAAGGTTTGATAAATTACCAGAAACTGGATCATAATTATTATCCCAGGAATATCTAGCTCCTTGAACTTTACATTTAAGACCAGTAGCCATATCCATCTCGTGTTTTTGTAAAGCAACATTAGATAACCTTCTGGAGTAGAAATTTCTTGAATTAATTTGTAGATTATAAGCTTCTCCATTTAACCAAGCAAGAGAATTATATCTACCAGTATTAACAACACTGAGATTAGCCCCATCGGTTAATTCTTTCTGAACTACTACATTTCTTACCCTTTTACCTGAGAAAGCAAGATTAAAACTGAATGTTTGAGATCCAACACCTAGATTAGATTTAGTTTGTTCAGCTACTTGAATTTCGGTAAATGGAATATTATAACCACCTCTAGCGGTCATTTGCTGAGCTACTTCACCCATATCTTGAGGATAAAATAGATAATCAACCATCATAAATACTTTATTTGTAACAATTGTTGATAAACAATCGGTAGCTGTAATAGCGTTACCTGCTAGATCTGTATCAGGAGGGTAAAATCTATGACCAAAAGTAGGGTCAGCCCACTCAATATTTAAAGCCACTTCTTCCTGAATTAGTCCCAAAGGTAGCTGAACGCCCCCCATCGCTTTCAAAAAGGGTATGAGCTGACTAAGTCCTACAGCAAAAGAAGGAGTCGTATTTTCATCAGTAGTAATCTGTCTAAGAGGTGATTCTCTTGTATCAGATCCTTCTACGGATTGTTGTCCGAAATTCGCATCAACATCTGGCTGAGTTGTTAATTCTGCTTCATTTCTGACGGCATATTCCGAAGAAACTCTACCTATAACACCAAATGGTTCATCAAAACCCCTTGATCTTTTTGAAGTTGGACCAGGAGCTAAAAGATCCCTAGATATAGAACCTTGAAATATATCATTACCTCCTTGTTTAGGCATTATAATACCTTTTTTATATTCCGAAGAAAAGGCAAGTCTATGATAAGTTGAATAATGACCTAAATCCCTTAAATCTGAAACAGTTTTACCTCCGATGGTAAGCCAAGCTCTGGAAATCATAGCTAAAGCACCTGTAGAAGTTGGTAGGCAAGAACCTGTATTAACTGTAGGGTGGGCTGAATTAACTACTGTTTGAGCTAAATTTAATTGTGTATTTGAATCAAGAATACCAGTTTTATCAAATACAAAACGACAAGTTGATTGATTAATAGATACAGGTCTTAGAATATCTGTATTAATAATCTGGTTATAAGGTCTATCTAAGGCTCCTGTTCTGAGGACTGGAGGAAGATCAGACATTGCTCTAATTGAAGCTTCTTTACTCATTTATATAATATATTAAGATAAAAAAAATTTATAAAATTATTTTTATAACTTTATAAAATTCTTAAACTTTTTTATTTAATTTAAAACATTAACCATACCATCATTAAATTCTATAGTGTTTTTGTGTTTTACAAAGAAAAAGATAGAATGAGGATCTAATTGTTCATTATTAGTAAATTTAAGTTTAATTCTTGTTCCAAAGGGGACCCCCTTATAATTCATACCATTCTCTGTAATCCAATCCATACCAACGCCGATATTATATTGTTGCCTCTTATCTTCATCAACAATTGCCTGTCTAGATCTTGAATACCTAGCTTGTTTAAGATTTGATAAAGGATTAGATAATTCGGTTTGAAGTGATTTAGTTAAACTAGATACTAACCATTCTCTAGTTAATACATTTAATTCTTCCCAATTCTTACCTGAATCTGCTACACCTTCTTCTTGTGGTTTTTCCGATTTAACTTCAAAATCAAGAGGTTGTCTTAAAGATCCTCTAGTATAAGTTGCTAAATCTACAACAATTCTATTATCTAAAACATTGTTACCATTTTCTGCTAATGGCTGTAATGTTTGACTTGAATTATATTTATAATTATTAATCCATTCAGATGGAATCATATTTCCAACAACTCCTAAGGTTCTACTTGTATTAATATTTAATGATACTGAATGATCGGTAGATTGAAGAACATTATACATATTAGTATAAGTTTCATATTCAAAAATACCGTTTTTATTTTCCATCATTGCCTCCTGTTGATCAGCTGGTGGGACCTCTGTTTCTGTAGTAAGTAATACATTTGATAACTCATAATAAGCACCTCCTGAAGCCGTAGCTGAAGAAGAGGCTATATTTCTCCAATAATTATTATGAATAACATAGTTAGAGCTACTTAATGTTAAAACAATTTTTAGACCTTTTACCAACATAAGATCAAGGGGTTGCCCTTGTAATAGACCTTCATATAGTGGAATACAAAAATCAAAAGAATTATCGCATTTTCTGGCTGTTAAAGAATCCTTACCTAAACCTCCTGATGCTAAATCTTCACCATTCTGATAATCATAAACTGAATTAGCTAAAGGTAAAATACTACTAACTAAACGATTATAGTTTTTAATTGTGGAATAGGTGGCTCCTTCCAAATTTTGAATTGAGAGGGTTTCAATTGAGCTATGTAAAGCTGTTCTTCCATCAATAAAGAAATCTTTTGCTGGAGGATCGGTTTGAGTGGTAGAATTACCATAAAAATTTTTACCATTTTCTGGAGAATCACCAGCTCCGTTTTTTACCGTCATAGTTCCAGATATTCTTAAACTTTTCCCATTGAGAACCTTTGAGGCTCTTGGAATTTCAAAGATTATCTGATTTAGCCCATTTCTATCTGAAAATTTACCATCCGAGATATTAGTCGGATTTATAATTAATACTTCTCTTCGTCCTACTGAACTTACTGAACTCATTATATATATTAATAATATATATTTTTAATTTTTTAAAATTTTATAAAATTAAAAATTAATTAAATGTCTGATATTTTTAAAGATTTTTATATTATTTATACTTCAACAGTAGAACCCATAGCTCCAACCCTTAATCTTCTAAAACCTCCAACATAAGAAATAAACAATTTATTTTTTTGTGGGGCATTTGGTGTATTCTTATACTCTATTTTTAATGAAAGGTTACCATCGGCATTAAATATACCTCCATATCTAGCTAAAGCACGACCAAACATAAAGTTTTTATGAGGCTCGTTCAGATTTCTTACTAATTGCCTAGAACTAGATAATGCTTTTTCAGTTTCCCATAAAGCGGTCTGTGAGGCTGTTGGTTGAGGATCACTTAAAGAACCTACATCTACGGCTCTCGTTGGTTGTAATTTATTATTGACCAAAAACGAGTATGATTTACAGTTATCAGTTACAGAAGCTAGATTATTCTGATCTACAGATTCCGAAATTCCATTAACTACTGGAATAGATATAATTGATGTAGCTCTATCATTAGAAGCTGGTAAATCAATTTGAGCGATTTGTTCAGCCTGTTGAACTGTATTTCTATAAGTAGAAAATGAATAATAATCATATACGGCACCTTCATTAGTTCCAGCTTGTTTTGCGAATTTTTCTACATAAGCGGAAGGAGGTGTTGCGTTCTTAACTACAAATTCTACATCGGTAATTTCTAAAGATGGTGTTGTATTAAACATATCTGATCTCTTAATAAAAGCTGTATTATTCTTAGCGTCTTGAACGGCTGAGGCTTGATCTCTACCAGCTCCTCCTTGAAGAGTATCGGCATTAGGTAAAGCAACACCACCAACAGCTGAATTAGCTTGTAAATTAACTCTTACAAAAGCTAAAGCACCTGTATCTTCTCCAGAGTTACATTCAACCGATGTAATAATACCACAATCTACAGCTACAGGAGGGTTAGCATTATTAAAGCAAGTTAGCCTTTTACCAGGTTGTAAATTCAAAGCTCCTACTAGCTGATTTCTGATTGGTCTAACTCCATCAGCAACTGATGCCTGACTAGGTCCTACAGTTGGAGGAGTAGCGTTAAAATTTTCTTGATCAAAACCAGGATTTTTTTCTATATATAGATCAATAAATTCTACTGGAGCGGTCCCTGTTGAGGTCGCATTATCAGCGAATAAAATCCCAAATCTACAGGATTCTACAAGATCAGAAGCAATAGAACCATCGTCTTCACAAATACCTGCTCCACTCCATAGTTCTAAAGCTTTACCAGCATTATTAAGGTCTATTTCTACTCTTAAACCTTGGTTTAACATAGCTGGATACATTTTTGAATTTAATTGTCCTAAAACTCCAGAATACAATCTCATAGCTACCTCACAAGTATTAGGAGCTGAAATTCCTTTACCTGCTGAAGTATATCTTTGTTCTGGTCCTGTTTCATAAGAATCAAATAATTGTGATTTATCTCCATTTCTTGAAGGATAATTATCATAACTTTCACCGTCAAAATCTCTTGAATCATATTCTAACAATTCTGTAAGACCTCTTTTATTTCTTATGCTTCTATTTTCGGTATAATAATGTAATTTTTCAGCAAGTTCCCCATACGATTGTATGTTTTCTAAAACTAAATTGGTATTCATATCTGTAATTCTCAGATTGTTTATCAATCCGTGGCTAGAACACTTATTAGAAAATCTACAGATCGCTGGAGCATCTTTTACCTTAACTTTAAATTTAAGATAAGTTTGTCTGGGATCAATAAATCCCATAAATTTGGGTATTTCAAACCTGATGGTTTGACCATCACGATAGACCAATTGATGATCTGAAGGGACAATTTGACTTTTACTTGGGATCGTTTCATAATCCGAAGCACTGAAATTTGTGGATTCACTCATTTATATAATATTACTAGATATTATTTTTTTAAATTTTAAATTAAAAAAAATAATTTTTTAAAGCTTTTATTTTTTAATTGAATTATAAGAGTTTTACTTATTATAATCTTGGTTTGTGAATAGGACCTTTTAAAATCTTTTTTCTGTTTTTCATTCTTTGTTTTTTCTCTAAATCTAGAAAATGTTGTTTATATTTCTCTTTATCAGATTCTTTTAATTTTGCCCAGAATTTCTTATTTCTCTTAGGACCTTCTTTAAATTTCCTTTTATTATCTAAATCTTTTAATTTATCAGATTCTTTCTGATTTTTAACACCCCAATCCCTTCTTTTTTTATGTCTAATAGCTGATAAATATTTTTGTCTTTCTTTTAATATTTTATATCTTTCATCATCCATACCTTTCAAATATTTAAAACAGAAAGGGATCTCAAAAACTGTTAATTCTTCTAATTCCTTAGTAGTATATTCAGAGAGTTGAAACTTCATATATATATAATATTTATATATTTATTTTTATTAAATTATTATTTGTTTAATAAAAATAATCTGGAGAATGGAGAATCGGAGAATTCAACATTATACTAAAAATTAATATGGGGGAGGTGGATTTTGAGTAAGAGTAATCTCCGATTCTACGATTCTACGATTTATCCTTTAATAAATCTAGTTCTACCATTAGCCAGTTTTATGTATTTTCTACCGTTTTTTGCGGTATAAACTTTACCTTTAGTAGCTGAACTAGCTTTACTCTTACTACTAGCTTTCTTTGCTTTGTCTTTAAGACCTTTAATTTCCATTCCTTGCTTCTCGTTGGTTCTATCAGAGGAACCTTGTTTTTTCATTCCTGACTTGTTTTTTGATCCTTTAGGTCTTCCAACCTTAGATCCATAACTTCCTTTTCCTGTAGGCATTATATATAATACTTATATATAAAATAAATTTAAATTATTTAATTGTTTTTTTTATTTAAATATTTTAATTTCCTTTTTTCTAAAATATCTTCTTTATGTTTTTCATAATATTTTTTTGAGGCTTTTCTTGTCTTTTCCCTTCCCTTATCTGTATTATGATATTTCTTTATTGCGAATCTTTTTTTAGCTTCTTGTTCTAGGATATGATTAATTAAATCCTCTTTATCCATATTATTCAACTTTTGTTGTAGATTATTTTCATCAAAGTAATCAATACTATCAGAACTCATATATATATATATGAATATATTATTTTTTATTAAACATTTTTTTCATTTTAGGTATCTCTTTTTTCTTCTGTCCTATAGTATTTTTAATCGCATAATATTGACCCTCTTCAAATACTTCTCCACATCCTCGTTGATCAGTCCAATCATATTTTTCTTTATGAGTATTTGGTAAATTTTTTACTTTAGAATTTTTAAAAGTTTTTAAATTTTTATTATTTTGTTTAAAATTCTTAGACATTATTATATATACTATATATATATAATAAATGTCGTTAGTTTTTCTAAAGAACGAAGATACTACTTCTAAAAAAAACGGAAGAGTTCAAAAGCCATATAGGTTTAGTAATTTTTTGACTCATCCATTAAAACTACCACAGAATTCACAGGTAGCCTTAGTAAATGCCTCTTTTACACTAGATGAACAAGTAAATCTAGATAATGATCAACCGATTTATGCCTTAACAGGTCAGCCTATTTTAAATATGCCTTATGAAGTTAAATTATTAAATAATGATCTTATTGATGATTGGACTCAATTTTTTAATGAATTAGGTGAAGAAATAACCGAAATGAACCCTGATAATAACTATATGTATAATATTACTAATAATCAAATTGTTCAACCTCCACAAAATGCCGTTCCACCTCTAAATCCTGAATCAAGAACTCAAGTTACTACACCACAAGGAGGGTTAAATTGGTATTTACAAAATTCAGGTAAATCTGGTTTAAGAATTACACAACAGGCTGATCTGATGTTTGATGTATTTTACCAAAATTTCACATCTGTTAGATTTCCACAAGATGGATCTCCAGCTGATACTACTGGTTTAGTATTAGGAGCGAAAGTTTATCAGAACCCAGGAACAAAGATTAATTCTCTTGCCTTAAATGATCTAGGAGCTACTATTTCAGATTCAGATGTAATACTTGATACTGAAGATACTTTAAATTGGTTAGCCTTAGGTGATCTACCACAATATCAGCCTAATCTATGGGTTCCTAGATATACATTAGGTAATCCAGCTGGAGCTGTAGGGGCTTTTATTTTAGGAACTGCCGAAGTTAAAGCTGGAGCTACCAGTTGGCTAAATGTTGCTACAGATGCGAGTTATTTTAATACTCAATTTTTATGGAATGATAGATTAGCTAATCCAGAATTTCCAATCGGTGAAGCTATAGGTAAATATAATGCCTTTTTTAAAAGACCTGCTGATGGTATATCAAGAGATCAAGGTTGGGCTATTCAAGCAAATAAAATGTGTATTAAAAGAGCTGTAGGAGATACAACTCCAGATATAGCTAATAATACTTTTGCTTCTGGTCATCGTCATATAGGACACGCATCTAGTGGCGGTTATATGGTTATGGGGCTAGAAGTTCAGAATGATGCCGACGCTTTAACTATGTATAACGCTGGAGATATGGGATCTGGAGATCTTGCTGGATGTATCGGAACGGCTCCTTTCTTTGCTGGTGTTATTCCTTCTGCCTGTCTTTATGATAGAGAAGATGCTGATCAGAATGTATTAGGAGATAAATCCTCAGTTTATGACTTTCTTCAAAATGTTGATATTAATAATGGTGATGATAATGATCCTGATG